CCCCCGGTCGCTCCGCATTCGCTGCCAACTGGGTGGCCTACACGCGGGTGGTCGAAGCATGGAAGGTCATTGGTGGCACCGTGACCATACGCAAGCTGGCCGACAAAGGAGGTGAGTGATGACCACCCCCCTCAAGCAGCCCAACAAGGGCATCTTCATCGCAAACCCAGCGGGACTCAGGCCGCTGTTCTATGTCCGTTGCAAATGCTGCAAGGCCAGGGTCGGCCCATACCGCAGCCTCAAAAGGGCACAGAACCACCTGAGGGGATGTAGCGGGAACGGTTAGGGGATGGGGCCCTGGACCTTCCCGTTCCTCCCAGGGTCGGCGCGGGCGGCGTCGAGAGCAAGTCAGGCTCCTGCACCCCTGGCATGCACCCGCCCACTTTTTTTAACCACTGGTACCCAACTTGCCCGATTCACTAAATCGTGGTATGTAGGGCACACAACCGAGGAGACTTCAATGATTGCCAAATACGTTGGTGGTCGTGACCACAAACACTATATCGAGTTCACCGGTATAACCGAACGCCGAGTAGAGTTCAGCTACAGGCTCGGGTGGAGAGCGACCCCAGTTGAGGAGATGAGGCGGGCTCTTGGGCTCTGCGACATCGAGCCTACATTCTACGAGTTGCTGGAGTCTTGTGACATCCCAACCTGGGCCAGGGTTGAGCTACGACAGCCGTTCCCGTGCCGGACTGGAGTGGACTACAAAGCCGTGACCGTAAGCTTTGCCGCCCGACCAAGGCAGGACCGAAAGCCCATATCTGGGGCGCTTCTATGGAAGAGCATACCGCTTACCGTTGGCAGGGTTGGGCAGATGGTTCAACTCGCCTGTGTGCGCTCAATGTTGGAGGTCACACGGCCTGTGTACCACATTTATCCAGAACGCCCAGCGCTTGCTATTGCTGGGTGATGAACTCAAGACAAGGAGAAGACAGTGTCATTTGAACTCGAAATATCGGAAGCAGACGGGGGACACGCAGTCTACCTGGCTGCCCGGCACGATCCTCGCCTACAGGGGAAGCTGAAAACAACCTCTAATGGCAAACTAAGTCACAACGGAAACAAGCTGGATGAGGAGGGTTTGGCCAACATATCCGTCTATTTGACGGGTAAGTACGGCATTCGCCCCACGAGGTGGGAGCTTTACTCTGGCCTTGTTGCCGCAGCGGCATCATCTCCGAGGGCCCCTCGGAAGAAAAGAGAGACCCACATTGAGAAGGATTATTTTGATGCTATCGCCAAGTGGCTGGAAGAGAATGCAAACCGAAACGATGGCACCATGATTACGACGGGCCGCATAGGAGAGGCCATCGACCCAGAAGGGATGCTGAAATCCAGAAGAGCGGCTGAGATGAAGATTGCCGCCGCGCTGAGGAAGATGGGCTACAAGTCAAAACGAATGATGATCAACGGGACTCGCCAGTATCGGTGGTTCCCGTCCTGACCAACAAAACAATCTTGCACTGGTTGGGCAGACCAGTTAAGATTCCAAAACCACCGGGGGTTCCTGTTACCCTTTAGGACCCAGCAGGGAGGCATGTGGGTGGTGAAATAGATGTCTCAACCAACCAAAGGAGAGCGATACCATGGAAGATTTGAACTTTACTCCAGAAGAGATGCTGGCCATCATGAAGACCATTTCGACCAAAGAGGTCGAGGCAGCCAAGAGCGCCATTGCCAACGACTCACAAGCTGAGATCGATATGACTGTGCGCATCAAGGGGCTGCTGAAGCGAGGCAATGCGTTCTCTTCAAAAGGAACGAGCCGCATCCCGTGGAAGGTAGCGATAGCTTTGCTGCTCAAGCGGTCAGGTGTGACTGGGCCAGGCTCCATCGAACTTCTCACTGAGGCCATTCGAGATGCTGCCTCAATGAACAAGGACGCGCGGGAAAAGCTGCTCAACGAGCACGGCGTTGGGGATGCTCTTCAGGTCGTGAACAAGGAGCTTTGCGAGAAGATTCCCAGGATCCAAAAGAACGGAAACATCACGTTCGTGCCTCAAGTGCGAGAAGTGGTCTGTGCGCCGGTCTTGGTTCCTGATGAAGATGAACACAACGCCTCAGAAACAGAGGCAGCCAAGTAAAGGGGAACCAATGGCAAAGGGAAGACGACAACCGCCAGAGCTTCGTGTGGACACATACGATGCTCTCGCAAGCCTGGTGCGGGCCTTGGGAGGCAAGGTCCGGCCAGCCGCTAAGATTCTTGAGACCGGGTATTCGCATCTCTGGCAGCAAATGAACCACAAGCGACCACCGCCGACCGTAGACTCCCTGGCTCTGTATGCCAATCGAGTCTACGCAAACACAGGGTTGAAGATGGTTCTTACAATCACGCCTGACATGCGGCTCTACTACTCAATCTCATGTGAAGACAACCAAACCGAGGGCGTTGTCCTTGGACCTTGATTCAAGTTGGTAGATCAAGTATCTACCTACAGCCCGCCAAGGCTGATCCCCTTGGCACTCCTTCGGGAGGACAGGGCTCCTGGTCAGGCCACCCAGAGTGCCCCGCGCTTTGGGTGGCCGCATCAGGACCCCGTGGGCTTACGACCAGGAGCAGAGATGTGGATACAACAAGCAAAGGAGCTTCCCGTCCTTCAGGCGGCGAAAGCTCTTGGGCTACAAAAACGCCGTGGACGTTCTCTGGGCCCATGCCCAGCATGCAACTCAGAGACTCGCGGAACCGATGACAACCGAGGCCCAATTGGAGTAAGCGGCTCCCAGTTGGCTTGGAAGTGTCATCGCTGCGGAATCAAGGGGGATGTCGTCGACCTGGCATCCTTTCGGCTGCATGAGTTGCCCTTTAGAGAGCTACCGTCTGGCAGACAGCTTGAAGTGCGCACATGGTTCGCAGAGCAAGGCGCATGCCCAAAGCCAGGCGAAACCCGAGTTCCACAAGGGCTTGAGCACAAGAAAACCCTTCTGCGGGTGGTCGAGGACGGATATCGCCGCCCGCCCCAGCAAGAACTACATGACCTCTGGCGAACTACTTGCTCGTTTGAAAAGTCGCTAAACGACGACCCAGAGTGGGCAGACCCCATGGCAACGTGGTTGCTGCGCAGAAAGTTTGCCCCGTTGATGCTGGACCAATGCAAGGCCGCTCGCGTGCTGCCTCCTCCAGGCCGAGTTCAAATGCCAGAGTGGTGGAGAAAGGAGTGGCTTCCCAACTACCGGATAGCTGTTCCCGTCTATGAACCAGACGGCACATTTGCCAGCATTCACGCAAGAAGCGTAGCTGTACCAGAGATCACACCTAAGACACGATGGCCATATCGATATGAAGCCAGCGAGTTGGTCATGGCCAACCCAAACGCTGTCCGCATGATGCGAGGCCAGAAGGTCCCTGGGTTGACCGGCCTGTTAATCTGTGAGGGCCTTACTGATTTCATTCGAGCGTGCTGTTCAGCACACGCAGAAGAAATGACGATTGCCATCGTCGCTGCGGCCTCGGGTGGCTTTAGAGCAATCCCAAAAATCCAAATTCCCAAACCAATCAAAATCTACATTGCGACCGACCCTGACGACCGAGGAGACGAATACGCCACAGTGATTGCTGATGGCCTACCCGACCACAAGGTTTACCGAGTCCCGCTGGAGGCCTAAAACAGAAAATGCCTGACATCGACGGAACGCTGCGCGGAGAGAAGACCTCACTAACGAACTTGCTGAAGATTGCTGAAGCCAAAGGAGACCTGAATGAAGATGAAGAAGAGCAACTGGACAGGCATCAACCAGACCCGATTGTGCTGCCTCAACTTGAGCAGTACCGAGACAAGCAGGGGAATCTCACCGGAGTGCCCAAGCAGTCGCGAAACAACCTGTACAAGATTTTAAGCCTGGACCGTCGATACAAGAACAGCATTTGGGAAAACCTGTTCGACGGCTCTTTGTACCTGAAAGACGACGAGTACAAGGACACGGACGACACGAAGATATCTTTGTGGATTGATGCGACATACGGCATCAAGTTTGCCGACAACACGGTGGCTGGCATTGCCAAGCTTATAGGCGAAGAAAACGGGATTAACCCGCTCCAAGAGTGGCTCAAGAGCTTGAAGTGGGATGGAGTCAAGCGCACAGACGATTGGCTTATCCGAGCGACTGGTTGTGAAGATACTGAGTTGAACCGGATGATGGGCAACAAGTGGCTCATTCAAGCAATAGCCCGCGCAATGAAGCCCGGCGCGAAGGCCGACTGTGTCTTGATCTTGATTGGACCGCAAGGCGCACGGAAGAGCAGTCTGCTCAGGACCTTGGCTACCGAGCAGTTTTTTTCGGATACGCCTCTCGATATTGGTTCAGCCAATGCCTACACGCAGATTCAAAGAGCCTGGATCTACGAGGTAGCGGAGCTTGACTCTGTCAGGCGCTCAGCCAACTCAGCAACCAAGGCCTTCATCAGTGCCCAGGAAGACACCTACAGGCCAGCGTATGGCCGCAGGGCAGTCACAATCAAGAGACACACCGTCTTTGCCGGAACCACGAACGACAGCCAGTTTATGAATGACTGGACGGGAAGTCGGCGGTACTGGCCAATCAAGGTGAAGAAGGTTGATCTGGACTGGGTTGCAGAGTTTCGTGACCAGCTTTGGGCTGAAGCCATCCTTGAGTACAACTCAGGCGCCACATGGTGGCTTGAACAGGAATGGGAGAAGGAGCGCGAAGAAGAAAGCGAGATCTTCCGGCAGGAGGACCCTTGGAGGGATGTCATCGTTCAGTATGCGCAAAACTACTACGGTGTGATCTCAACGCGAACCATTATGGAGGATGCGCTCAAGCTTGAGAAAAACCACATGACTCGACACGCCGAGATTCGTGTGGCCGAGATTCTGCGAGAACTTGGATTTAAGAAGGACCGCAAGCGTGTGGGTGACAGCCGAGTCTATGTTTGGACGAAAACTAAAGTGATTGAACTAGATAAAACAGGTGATATCGATGAATGATGTATGTGTGATTGCAGGAGCGTACTACTTTCCACCGGGAAATAAAGTCGCGGCCAAACTTTCAAAGTCCTACAGCCTTCCCAACCCTGACTACCGAATGGCTCAAGGCCTACGAAATCGTGGGAAGTGGGTGCAAATGCCGCCCGAACGAGTCAGCGCATGCCAGGAAATTCCATTCGAGCACCCCTGGGGTGGCGGCATGGCGATTCCTCGTAACGCAAATCTTGATGGGAGCGGCCTCAAGGTAATCGACAAGCGAACGTACCCAGTAGTCAAAGATCCGTTGACGCCCGTTGGTGGATACAACCTTCGCTCTTACCAGGAAGACGCGCTTGGCGAGTGGATTAAGGCCGGACAAGAAGGAGTCATCATTGCTCCATGTGGCGCCGGAAAGACCACCATTGGCATTTTCGCCATCACAGCTTGTGAAACCAAGACGCTAATCCTGGTACACACCAACGACCTTGCTGAGCAGTGGACAAACCGAATCGACACCACTCTTGATGGCTGCACCACCAGCGTCTATGGAGGAGGCAAGAGAGACGACTCAGGCCGCGTTGTAGTTGCTACATTCCAGACGCTTGACCGAATGTCTTGGGTTGAGCGCTATGAGTGGGCAAAGCAGTTCGGGCTCTGCATTGTTGACGAGTGTCACCACGTTCCGGCTGAGATGTTTAGCCGAGTGATGATGACGATTCCAGCAAAACACCGGCTCGGGCTAACGGCTACCCCGCGCAGACAAGATGGCCTTACATCGATGCTCTGGTGGCATCTCGGACCAGCCGTCTACGAGATTACCAATGCAGACCTGGCCAAAGACGGGCATGTTTTGCCACCGAAAGTAGAGTGGTTGATGACCGACTGGACGGGGCCTAAAGGACAAATGGACTGGCCAAAGCTCGTGAATGAGATGGCTGCAAACATGTACCGAAATGAACGCATCATTAGCCGAATAGTTCGAGCGATTGAAGATGGTCGACAAGTCCTTGTTCTTTCTGATCGAGTCAACCATTGCTCGCTTATGGCTCAAGAGCTTCGACTTCGTGGATACACCGCCGAGCCGCTGGTTGGTCGTATGACAAAGAAGCAGCGCGCCGAAACTTTGGACGCTGCCAGGAATAGGCAAATACAGGTAGTCTGCGCCACGACGCTTGCAGATGAGGGCCTTGATCTTCCATCGCTTGATACGGTTGTTCTGACAACGCCGACCAAGGCTTTGGCGCGCATTCAGCAGCGAATCGGACGGGTAATGCGGCCACACCCAGACAAGAAGCCCCCTCTTGTCATTGATGTGGTTGATGACATCGGGTCAATGCGCGGACTCGCCAAGAAGCGAATGAAGCTGTACACTCGTATTGGATGTACGTGGTAGACCATGCAGACGCTTCTTGAAAGGCTCCCAGACGGCTGGCTCTTGATCTATACCGAGGGCCTTTGGACTGTATTGGATGAAGATGGCGAAACCGTGCTTAACGGCGCAACTCCACGACAAGTCGAAGACGGGTTGATGATTGAAGCAGGACTTCAGCAAGCGTTTATAGCAATGCAGATTGCAATGTCATCAACGCCT